TTTATCAATAAAGTAATTGAAGAGGGAGAAAAAATAGAAGAATAATGTTTAATAAAATTTATAATATTATAGAAAGATTAATAGCATTAATGGTGTCATTAGCTCTTATTTATTTACTGGTTGCTTTAACTATTTCATTAAATAATCTTAATATTAAAATGGAAAGTGTTAAAGAAATAATTAGTTCTTTATCTGTTACATTAAAAGGGAGTTGGTTTTTTTAAGGAGAGATTATGAAATATTTCTTTACCTGCGATTTGCATATGGGGCACAGTAACATAATACGCTACACTAATAGACCCATGCTTAAACCTACTGATTTAGATGAAAAAGGTAATTGGATTTCAAAATATATTGAAAAAATACGAACTAAAGAAATGGATGAATTAATAATTAAAAATTGGAATTCGAGAGTAAAAGAAGAAGACACTGTATTTGTTATTGGAGATTTCTGTTTTAATAAATCTTCAGAAGCACCTACAGGAAATGTATTTGATTATTATCGAAAACAATTAAATGGAAATATAATTTTTATAAAAGGAAATCACGATAGAAACAATAAAAATAAATCTAAAATCATAAGTTTAGTAATACAAATAAACAATCAACTTATTAACATGGTTCACGACCCTGCTCATGCAGATGAAAGATTTAAAATTAATTTAGTAGGGCATGTGCATAATAATTTTGAAATAAAAAGAATAAGAAAAGGATTTGGATTTACAGATTGTATAAATGTGGGAGTAGATGTGTGGAAATTTCTACCAGTTACTTTTGATGAAATTTGGAGTAGATATAACAAATGGTTAAAAAATGAAAATAAATAAATTAGATATAATTACTGCTTTAACTTATTTTTTTCAAGGAGCACTTGGATTAGTAGGGCTTGCTATTCCTTTGTATTACCATTCTTTAGGTTTTACAGTAGCACAAATAGCAAGTATAAGTGCTATAGCAGGAATAGCCTGGTATGTTAAAATTGTTTTTGGTATGATAAGCGATAATTATCCTATTTTTGGAATGAGGCGAAAACCTTATGTTATTTTATCTTGTTTAATTAGTTTATTTGGATGGTTTTTATTATGTATTTTAAAACAACCTACTTTTTGGCTATTAGTATTGTGTGGGATATTTTATACAACAGGTTATTGTTTACGTGATGTAGTTGTAGATGCTAAAATAGCAGAACATAGTAAAAAAGATTCAGATGCTAAACATTATCAAATTATTTCTTTAGGTTATCGAGCTTTGGGAGCAGTAATAACAGGGATATTAGGTGGACTTTTAATTGATAAATTTGGATATTTTTTGATATTTAAAATTATGTGTTTTGTGCAATTAGTTATACTAAGTGCTGTTATTTTTATGGATGATATTAAAATTCAAATTAAAAATAAAATAAATATAATACAAGGAATTCTAAATCCTATAAAAGAATATATTAAAGACCGACAATTAAGAGTTTTAACTTTATTTTTATTTTTAGGCATGTTTAGTCCAGGACTAGGGATAGCTTTTTTGTTTTACATGAAACAACACGAAATTTCAACAACATTTTTAGGTTTATTAGGAAGCATAGGAAGTGCCAGTGCAGTAATTGGAACAATTCTTTACAATAAATTCTTTAAGGCATTACCAATTAAAAAAGTGCTCTATGCTAGTATTATTATAGGAGCAATTTCAACCTGGTTAATTTGGTTTTATTATATTAAATGGTTTGCTATTTTAGATACTATAATAGGAGGGATAATAGCTATGATATTATATATTCCTCTTATGACTTTATTTATGAAATTAGCTTCTAGAACAAAACACGAAGGCACAACTTATGCTATCGTGGCTTCTATAAGTAATTTAACAGGAGCTGGAGCAGGGATATTAGGTGGGTGGTTATTTGATAAAGTAGGTTTCTTGCCTTTAATAGCAATAAGCAGTATAACTACTTTTTTATGTTTTCCAGTAATTAAATATTTTAAAGAGGAATAAATGCATAAATTTGCTAATTTACTTATTATTTTAGCTGGCGTTCTTTGGACACTGGAAACCTTGCCTCAAATCTGGCATCTACTTCGCACCAAGAGAACAGAAGGGATTAGCTTATTATTTTTTATAATTTGCTGTATTGCTTATGTTGTTTTTATAACAGGAAATATTTTATTAAAACAATGGTCAGTAGTTATCGCCCATGTCTTTCCGTTCATTAATTTATTAATTATTAATTTTTTAGTAATAAAATATAGGAGATTAAAATGAAAAGTGATAAATTTATAAATTTAGCATTTAAAGAAGCAAAAAGAGGGATTAAAAAAGGTCAATCTCCTTTTGGAGCTATAATAGTTAAAAATAGGAAAGTAATAGCTTCTGCTCATAATACAGTATTACAAGATAACGACCCTACAGCTCATGCCGAAATTAATGCTATTAAAAAAGCTTGTAAAAAACTCAAAACAATTAATTTAGAAGGATGCTATATTTATTCGTCAACTGAGCCCTGTCCGATGTGCCTCACTGCTATTCATTGGGCTCATATTGATGTTATTGTTTCGGCTACGACTATTGGCGATGCTTCTGAATACGGATTTCGGGAAATGCTTGTTAGCAATCAAACTTTAATTAAATTAGCTCATTTAGGAATTTTAATAGTAGGGAATTTTTATCGGGGGAAAGGATTACAATTATTTGAAATCTGGAGGAAACAAAATGGGAAAACGTATTAAAAAAAGTAGAATGGATTATTTAGAAATAGGTGCATGTATTGGTAATCCTTTAAAAGGATTAAGTAAATTTTTTAAACGAAAAAAGAAATCTATTAAAAAAGATAAGCAATTTAGTTCAATTGAAGAAGTTAAAGATTATCTAAATAACATGAAAAAAGATTGGACAATTCTAGATTATTTAGAAAGTTATTGGTATAGATATTTTTGGAATTATGTATCTTCTATTCCTTTAAAGATTAAAAGTTTTATTCAAAGAGGAAAAAGAGGATGGGCTGATGAAGATACTTGGGATTTTGATGATTATCTTACAGATATAATAATTGGAGGAATGAGTCATTTGAAAAAATATATTCATGGTTATCCTTATACTAAAAAAGTAAGAAGTTTAAGAGAATGGAAAAGAATTTTACAAAAGATTATTAAAGGATTTAAAGCTTATAAAAAAGCTTGCGACTATACTAAAACAAATACAAAAGAAAAATTTGATAAGCAAATGAAGAAATTTAATGAGGGTATGAAATTATTTGTTAAATATTATGGAGCATTTTGGGATTAAAATGAAAAAATCAAATTTAACAAAAAAACAAATAAACAAAATAGTTAAAGAATTAGAGCCTTTAATTATTAAATTGTATTTCCATGATGATTTAATTTGTCCTAATTGTTTAAGGGATGTTCCTAATAAAAATTGGTTTACCGATAAAGGTTGTATTTGGTGCGACGGAAATTATCACCGTCGGAATAATGTTAAGAAAACAAAAGTTGGTAAGCTACCCTTGACATCGAGGGGTTAAGTATGCTATACTATTGTATAGTAGGAGTAATATAAAATGAAACACCCAAAATTAAAACTTCGTAAAAAATTAAAAATCTCTAAAATACGAAAATTTAAACAAGCTATCGATGATATTATAGAAGATTGTTTAGACGATATTCGTTGGTATATTCGAGAAGATATTTTGAAATATCTTAAAAAAGAAGGTATTATCTACTATGAGAAAAAGTAGAAGAAAAATAAAAAGACGAACTCAAGAAAGAAAAAGAAATAAAATCCGCAAAAGAAAAGGATTTTTTTCTCGACATCTTGATGCTTATTGTTCTAATCGCTGGACAAAATTAACAACCTATATGTTAATTCTATTTGAAGCAGTATTTGTTATTTGGTGGTTACAAGAATTACTTTTAAATTGGAATGAAATTATAATTAAATTGAAACATTTATTTGGAGTATAAATGTTAAAAAAGATAAAAAAATATTGTTTAGTTTGTGAAAAAGAATTTATTTCCTATAAAAGTTCTAATAGAAAATATTGTAAATTAGAATGTGCCTATTTATCTCGTTCTTTAAAAAATTATAAAACAATGAAAATTAAATTAAATAAATTAAATATTCCTTTTAAAGCGTGGTTGGTAGGATTTTGGGAAGGAGAAGGCTATATTTTTAAAAGACCAAATAATAGAAATTATTCTTTACATATATCTCAAAATGACTTATCTGTTTTTAAACAAATAAAAAATAAATTAAAAACAGGTTCTATTCGTCATGCAATACTTCCTTCTGGTAATATTCATTATCATTATCATGTTGCCAATTTAGGAGATACTTTAGCATTGGCAGAAGAATTTATTAAGTTCGTTAAAATACCTAGAAGAAAAAGACAATTAATTAAAGTTATTAATTTTAAACATTCCAAACAAATTCGTAAATATGCTTAATTTAAAAACAATAATAGGAATTTTACTTATAATTACTGGTATATTCGATTCTTGGAAATATTCGTTTCAAGCCAAAAAGATAATCGAAGTCGGCACTGCTAAAGGAATGAGTAGGAAATTTACAAATTGTGCTATATTAAATGATATTGTAAGAATTACTTATTCTATAATAATTAAAGATTTATATTTATTTACTATAAATGCTTTAGCATTAGGTTGTATGATATTTTTATTTTTTGTAACTTATCGTTATTATCCTTATTTAAAGAGGTATAAACTTGGATTCAAAAGACCGAATATTATTTTATATACAATCAATTCTATAATGCCAAATCGAATTAGACGGAGGCTATAAAATGGAACATAAAACTATAACAATAAAAAGAAATGGTCATACTGTAGAGTATATTCCTATCATTTATAAATGCACTTATCATTCTCCTGACCCTATCACAGGGGTTTGTCGTAATTGCGGTGATACGATGGAGTATGTTGATGGATATTATATGGTAGTTACTAATCAAAAAACAAAGGAAAAAATAGCCTTTACAGTAGATAATATAAAATAAAGGATTAATTATGAATAAATTAACTAAAGCAGTAAGAAAAGAAATTAAGAAAAAACTTAAAAGATATGGCGGTTCTTGGATAGCTATTCATAAAAACACTGCTAAACATATTTTACAAATTACAGATAAGAGGAGAAAAAATGTATAAACACATTATAGAGAGTTATATTATTCCTTATTTACAAAAATTTAATTATAAAGTTAAAAAACCTTTAGATGCTTTTGATTGTCCTTTTTGTGGCACTGCTAAAAGTGCTCAAGTTGTGCCAGGAAGTTATGGGTTAAATTGCCATAATTGTCAACCTTTAAAGAAAATAAATAGACTTTATAATATTGTAGATGTAGTTAAAAAATTAGAAAATAAAGATTATACTGAGGAAGAGGTTTATCAAATAGTTAGGAAATTATTTGATGTTAAAGTCATTACAAAAAAAGACGAAGAAGATTTGGAAAAGTATTTAAATTATTATGTTGAAAATAAATTTGATTTAGTGCCTGTTGCAGGTAATTCTAAAGTGCCAGTAGAAAAAAATTGGACAACTAAAACTCATACAGATAAAAATGAATGGCTTCAATGGCTTACTGATGGACTTAATCTTGGGATGAAATGTGGAAAAAAATCGGGAATAACTGTTATAGATATTGACCAAAAACCTATTCCTGAAAATATTAAAAAAGTTATGGGGAATACTTTAATACAAACTACAACAAAAGGATTTCATCTTTTTTATCAATATGAGCCCGAATTACCTAAGACCAGAATAGATAATTATAAAATTGATATTGAAAATGATGGTGGTCAAGTTGTTATTTATCCAAGTAAAATAGAAGGCAAAGAAAGAATAATAGAAGAATTAAATCCCATTATTAAAATGCCTAACGAATTAAAAAAATTATTATTAAATAAAATTACTATACCTCGTAAAACTCAAAGCGAACAACTTAAAGAAGAAATCGAAACTGAAGATTTTAAAATGGAATTATTTGACGAAGGTTCTCGTAATGTTTCATTAGTGAAATTAGGTGGCGTTTTGAGGAAGGGGTTAAATATTCGTCAAACTGAGTATGTGCTTAACGTATTAAATAGACATAATAAATCTCCTTTACCACAAAAAGAAGTTAATGCTATGCTTCGAAAACTTGAACACTATACAAAATTTGATAATGAAGAGTTAGCTCATGAGGTTTTAAAATATTTAAAAGACGATGTAGAAGAAGCAAGTAGAAACGAAATAGCTATGACTATTGTAGGAACTAATAGAGGAGAAGACAAAAAAAGAATAGATAAAGTTTTAACTTATTTAATTAAAGAAGGTTATATTTTAAAAACAGGTAGAAGTTCTTATAAAATTAAAAAAAGAGCTAATTGGAAAACAGAATTAATTCAAGTAGGTAAGGCTATTAATTTTAAAATGCCTTATTTTTATGATATAGCTAATTTTAAATATAAAGATTTAATTTTAATAGGAAGTCAAAATAAATTCGGCAAAACCCATATAGCTTTAAATATTATTAAAAAATTAGTAGAAGAAGGCATAACTCCTTATTATTTATCTTTAGAACCGACTTCAAGATTTGCAGAAATAGCATTGCAATTAGGATTAAAAGAAGGAGATTTTAAATATGATTGGTGTGTTGACCCCGAACAAATTGAATTAGAAGATTCGGCAATAACTATTATAGATTGGTTATGCCCTAAAGATTTTGCTAAAGTTGATAAATTATTTATGAAATTTGTTGAACAATTATTAAGAACAAATGGAATTTTAATTGTTTTTATGCAACTAAAAGAAGATGGAAGTTGGTTTTCTCCTAATTTAGTAAATCAATTTCCAGCTTTAGGAGCTAAATATATATATGACGAAGAAACTGGAGAATCTGGTCAATTTATAATCAAACCTATTAGAGACCCTAAAATCAAAATAAAAACTTATTCTGTTCCATGTATATATAATTGGGAAACTAAAATATTAGAAAGAGCTGATGAAATACAAAAAGAAAAGAACAATGAATAAATGTAAATATTGTGGAAAAATATTAAAAACAATACAAGCTATAGCTTGTATTTCTTGTCATTCTAAATTACGAACAGGGATTAAAAATGCTAATTATAAACATGGCAAAACATTGCAAAAATCTTATTGTATAGATTGCGGTAAATTATTATCTATTCATGCTTATTATTATAACCATAAAAGATGTAAAAAATGTGCTTATAAATATAAAAAAACTTCGAAAAAATTTAAAGGCAAAAATAATCCAAATTGGAAAAAACATCTTAAAAAAGAAACTATAAATAAAATCCGTAATAGTAAATATCATCAAAATTTAAAAGGCAAAAATAATCCCATGTGGGGTAAAAAAGCGAAACATGGTAAAAGGTTTTGGTATAAAAATATTTGTTTTCGTTCAACTTGGGAACTACTATATGCTAAATATTTAGAGAAAAATAAAATTAAATGGCAATATGAACCTAAAAGATTTTATTTAGGAGATATAACTTATACACCAGATTTCTATTTACCTAAAACTAATGAATATATAGAAATTAAAGGTTATTGGAGAGATAATACAAAAAGAAGATTTAATAAGTTTAAAGAAAAATATCCTAATATAAAAATTAAACTATTAATGGAATTAGAATTAAAAAATATGGGTATATTATAAAAAAATGAAAAACCTAAAGAAAATTAAAATAGAGACCGTCGAAGCCTTACTAGAAGTAAAACTTGCTAGAAATAAAATAGCTATAGGTTGGGATGTAAGTATGAGAAGCACAGGTATAGCTGTAATTAGAACTTCTAATGATTTTTTAATCTTAGATATATTAGAAAAAATAAAAATTCCTCAAAAAGTAAATGATAAAGATGCTCTTGATTTATTTCTTGACCAACTTGATATTTTTGCTAAAAAAATTAGTCAGACTTATAAAATAGATTTCAATGTTATTGAAGATTGTTGGATGGGTCAAAATGTTAGAACTTTAAAAGCATTGGCTCGCCATTCAGCATTTGTCTATGACAGATTTCGAGGATTATCTCGTAAACAATACTTTATACTTCCTACAAAAGCGAGGGGATTAATAAATTTTGAAAAATCAAATAAAAATATTAAAGGCGATTATTTAAAGAAAGAAATAGTAAATTATATAAATAAGGCATTAGGAATTCATTTAAAAAAGAATAAAGACCAAGATTTAGGAGATGCTTGTGTTTTGGGTCTTGCAGGATTAACGGAGGAATAAAATGGACATTAGAAAAAAAGGTTTTATTGATAAATGTCCTCGTTGTTTAGAATCTTTAGGAGAAAAAACTTTAGAAGAATGTATTGAACATGTAAATCATTGTATTTGGTGTCAAGAAATGGATGAAAAATTATATGATGCAGAAAGAGATTATTATAAAAAATTAGGTCTGCCACCTGGCAAAATTCCTTATAAACCTCATAATCAAAATCCTAATATTTATACTTTGCGTAGAAATTTAATAGATATAAAAGAAGGAAGAAAATAATGAAAAAACAAGAAAAATACGAATTAACTCCTTATGGATTATTAACTGTTATTTTAGGAATTGAATCCAAAGAAGCAGAGTTAATTCTTGATACTTTGGAATTGCATTGTAGAAGAGTGGAAGAAGGCGAACCTGCCATTCATTTGAATGGTATAAATAGCGAATTTATAGGAGTAAAATATGTCAAAAAAACAAAAAAACGAAAATAGATATTGTCCTTATTGTAAATGTAATGTCAATATTATAAGATGTATGGGATGTCTTTTTACAGAGGGAATAACTGGAGATACTAATTTGTATGAAATTAAATGTGATTTTGAACGATTAAATAAAAAATATAAAATCGGAGATAGATATGGCGAAAAAGAATGAAAAGCTAAATAAACTTCTTAATCAATTAGAAAAAGACTATGCTATTCAAAAAGCTTCTGATATTAAAGATACAGAAGTTATTTATAGCGGAGTTTTTGCTCTTGATTATGTTTTAGGAGGAATTAAAATTGGTAATGGAGGGCATTTTATCGAATTCTTTGGAGCAGAAAGTTCTGGTAAATCAACTTTTGCTTTGCATGTTATTAAATCTTTTCAGGAACAAGGCAAAACATGTGTATGGATAGATGCTGAGAATAGTTATGACCCACAATGGGGTGCTCAAAATGGTGTTGATAATGATAATTTGTTAGTATTAAAAGCAGGTTCATTAGAAGAAGCTGGAGATTTATTTGTTAAGTTAATTCAAGAAGATACTGATTTAATAGTAGTAGATAGTATTTCAATGTTAATTCCAGAAGAAGAAATAGATAGAGATACTAATCAACCTACTATGGCACTTCAGGCAAGGGTCAATGCACTTATTTGCCGAAAAATAAATCAAACAATTGCTAAACATCAAACAGCTATAATTTTTATTAATCAATTAAGAGAAAAAGTAGGAACTATGTATGGGAATCCTTATACAACAGGAGGCGGTAGAGCTTTGAAACATCTTTATCATACAAGAGTAGAATTTAGAGCTGGCAAACCTATGGATATAGGTTCAGGAGATAATAAAGAAAGAATAGGTGTAGAAATTAATCTCCATACTATTAAAAATAAAAAAGGTAAACCTCATAGAACAGCAGTATTAGATTTTTATTATGATGGTAAAATAGATAATAAAAAATCAATAGTATTTGCTGGAATTAAATACGGAGTTATAAACTTTTCTGGAAAGACTTATGAATATAAAGATAAAAAAGCAGTTGGAAAAGAAAAATTTATGGAAATTTTAGAAGAAAAAGATTTAAAAGAAATAACGAGGGAAATATGGAAACGAATGAAGTAAAAAAATATGAGTGTTATTGTTGTGGTAAAGAATTAAAAGAAAATGAAGTTAGAACGCAATATGCTACTTCTTCTGGTTATTATAAAGACGGAACAAAATCCGAAAAAAGAGTTGTTTGTAAAGATTGTGATTTAATACAGGAGCAAAAATAATGAAAATAATATTTGAATATGATGAAAAAAATAGAATAGAATTAATTACTGAGGCAGAAAATATACATGAAGTTATGGATGAAATCGAGAAAGCTTTAATTGCTTATGGATTTCATTCTAATTCTGTTAAAGAAGGTTTTATTCAAAAAGCAGAAGATTATCAGGAGGAATAAAATGTATTTAAATGTAAATAGTTGGTTATCTGGTTATTATGCAATTAGAAATGATAACAATGAAAAAATTAGATTTGTTCAATGGGCTGATGATAAAACAGGAGATTTTGAAACTTTAAAAGTAGATGAATATGAACAACCTATTTTTAATAAAACAACTCAAAAATTTGAAACAGAATTACATAAAGGAGATATTCATTTTACAAAAGAAGGTTCTTATTTTGAAATTTTAATAGGACTTTTTCAGCGTATTATTTTAGAAATTAAGAAAGTTATTCAAATAGAAAAATATTTAAGGAGGCAATAAATGAGAATAAAAGAAATCGAAAAACTTTTTCAAGATGAGCAGAATTTAGATTTGGTTTTAGAAGACCTTAAAACTGAATTAGCTAAAGTTGATGAATGGGCTGAATTACTTCGAGATAATCAAGCTACAAATCCAGAAATGGCAAAACAAGGATTAATGGAATTGACTGGTATTTTTATGCGATTAAACACTGCTTATTCTGTTGCTATAACTGAGAAAAAGAATCGAGAAGTTCGAGCCTATAATAGAATAAAACAAGAAACAGATAATGCTGGCGGTAAATTTGTATCTGCTTCAGCAGAAAAACAAGCAAGTGCCGAAGTTTCGGATTATAGAAGAATAAGAAATTATATAGAAGGTTATGTCGAAGCTTGTAGAAGTGCGATGTCAAGTATTCAATCAATTTTAAAACAGATTCAAGAAGAAATGAAACTTTCAGGGAAAGAAGAAAAATAATGCCTGATAATTCAAATATTTTTAAAGTTTGGGGTGAACGTCGCAGGATGCTTCTTTCTAATGAAACAGAGATAGATTTGCTTTATCTTCGTAGAGGAGGATTTTCTTCTCGACATAATCATGAATCAAAAATTAATAAATTTATTGTTGTTTCTGGTAAGATTAGAATTGATACCGAATTCGGAAGAAAAACTTTAAAAAAGAATGATGTCTTTGAAGTCCGTCCTCCAACAATGCACAGATTTGTAGCTTTAGAAGATTCTATTGTTATTGAATGTGCTTATGTTGAGCAAGGATTTATTAGACCTGATGATATTAATAGAATTAAACAAGGTGGGCGATTTATAGATGGAAAAGAATATACAGAAGACCAACTTCGTAAAAAAGGAATGTTAGAATAATGAAAAAAATATCTTTCGAAGAAATGAGAAAAATTTTTGATAAAGCAGTTGAAACTACTTTTAATGACAAATATCAACAATTTGATTCAGTCGATAAAACATACGTTCATCAAATTTTATTATCAGATGGAATTATGAATTTTTATTATTGTGTAGGATTAAAATTTATAGAAGAATATCTAACAAAAATAACAGAAAAAGATTAGAATGAAATTAGAATATAAAATATTTTTAGAAGAATTTGGTTATAAAGAAGATAATTATGGAGATTGGATTGTGCAATATGGAGATGGTTATGCTCATTGTCGCTATCTATTAGCATATTATCGAATTCTAGAAGTTAAAAATCAATACGAATTAAGACAAATTTTATTTCAAATTTATAATGATTGCTGTAAAGAAATTAAAAGAAAATCTTTAAAATTTTATTCAAACATTATACCAGAAAAATTAACAATAACAGGGAAATAAAATGCGTTTAGTAAATATAGCAAATAATTTTCGCACTCTTTATTTATTCGAGAGAGATATAGACGGAGTGCTTATTACTCATGAGATTAAGGATTTCTTTCCTTATTTTTATGAGAAAGACCCTGTAGGGCAATTTAAAGCATATACAGGCGAAAGTTTGCGTAAAGTTTTAGTATCTAATCCTTGTGATGTTCCTAAACAAAGAACTTTAAATGCTTGCGAAGCTGATATTCTTTTTGTTAAAAGGTATTTAATAGATAAAGTAGATAAAATAGAAAAAACAATGATTAAATACGCTTTTATAGATATTGAAGTTCTAGCAAATGAAATGCCTAATGTAGAAGAAGCTAAATTTCCTATTTCTTTAATTACTGTTTATAATTCCGAAAGAAAAACTTTAATGACTTTTAGACTTGATAAATACGCTTCAGAATATGAGATGATTAATGCTTTTATTTGCTTCATGAAAGAAGAAAAATTCGACCTTTGGCTTTCTTGGAATGTGCAATTTGATTATAATTATTTATATAATCGGTATCCTGATTTTGCCAAAGAATTAAGTATAATTGGACAAACTAGATATGGAGATGGTCAAGTTTTTTATCCAGCAGGAATAAGTATTATCGATTATTTATGTGTTGACCAAAATACTGAAATATTAACAGAAGATGGTTGGAAAAAATATAAAGAAATAAAAGATATAAAAAATGCTATTACATATAATATTAATTCACAACAATTAGAAATAATGCCTATCAAAGAAAAATATATCTATAATTTTAATGGTAAAATGAGATATTTAAAAAATAAAAGAACAGATAGATTAATTACTCCTAATCATAGAGAATTATATCAAACTGCGGATGGAAAAGGGAAACCTTTAAATATTAAATTTGACATACCAGATAACTTACCCTCTCAATGCTATTTATTTAACTATAGTAAAAATGGTTTCGATGGTATAACATGTAAATTATCAAATGAAGAATTAAAATTATTAGCATGGATAATTACTGAAGGTAATATAATGATGTGTAATGGCAAATTTGAAGGAATTAAAATTACACAATGTAACCAATATATAGAAGAAATTGAAAATATTCTAAAATATTTAAATATAAAATATAAAAAATATAATTATGAATATAAAAAATACACTCAAACTCAATTTTATTTATCTAATAAAAAAAGTCAAATCAAAAATTATTTTGATATTATAGGAATAAATAAATTATTACCTCGATATATTTTAAATGCAGATAAAAATCAATTAAATATTCTTTTAAAAGAAATGATTAAAGGAGATGGACATATTCGTAAAAATGGGTTTATTTATTATGAAGAAAATAACGAAAGAGCTAACCAATTTCAAGAATTAGCTTTTAAATGCGGATATAATACTAATTTAAGCAAATCTAATAAAGATAATAATTATATTATAATCGGGTCAAAGCAGAGATTACGATATTATCCTAAATTAGCTAAATACGAAAAAATTCAATATAAAGGTAAAGTATGGTGTATTTCTACAGATAACGGAACTGTAGTATGCCGAAGAAATGGTAAAGTATTTATTACAGGAAATAGTTGGTTTAAAAAAATTACATTAAATAGAGAAAAACAATACACCCTCGATTACATTGCTCAAAAACATCTTAATGATGAAGCAAATAAAAAAGTAGATTTTAATCAAATTTCTGATGACCTTATAAAAAAGAATCAAAATGACGTAAGACGATTAGAAAAATTAGAAAGAAAATTTCATTTAATAGATTATTTCGATGCGATTAGAAGATTAAGTAAAGTAGAATGGGAGGACATGTTATTTAATAGCCGAGTGCTGGATATGTTACTTTTACAAGAAGCAAAAAATCAAAACATAATTCTTCCGATGAAACCTGCTGAAGAAAGAGGAACTTTATTAGAAAAAGAAGATTATGAAGGAGCATTTAGAGAGGTATTTCGAGAAGGTCATTTAAAAGACGTAGGGGTGTATGACCTTTCAAGTTGTTATCCTACTATGATAAGCGATTTTTGTCTTGACCCTGCGAATATTTTATTAACTGCTCCTTTAACAGCAGAAAAAGATTATACTCCTATTAAAATCAACGAAACTTATTTTAAACAAAATTCTAAAGCTTTATTACCTACTGTTGTCAACAAGTTGACAACTTTAAAAGTTGACATCAAGAAAAAGTTGTCAACTTTATCTCATGAAAGCGAAGAATATAAAGATACAAAAAAAATGTATGATGCTATTAAAAGTGTGGTTAATTCCGCTTATGGAGTATTTGGTAATCGTTTCTTTAGGCTTTATAACAAAAATGTAGCAAGTGCTACTACTTTTTTAGCAAGAGATGTTTTAAAATATACAATAGATAAACTAAAAGAAAAAGGTTATGAAGTAGTTTATGTTGATACAGATGGTATTATGATAAACAATAATACGGAAGATATTTCTTCTTTATTAAATGAAATCGTTCAAGAATGGGGTAAAAAATTTGGTAAAGATAAAGTTAATGTAGAATTTGAGTATCAGGGTTATTTTAAATCTCTTATCCTCCTTACAAAATGCCGATACGATGCTATCAAAGATAATGGTGAACGAGAAACTAAAGGGGTTGAAAGTAAGCGTAAAGATTGTTTTGACGGAAAAACTTTGATTTTAACAGATTCGGGTTGGAAATATTTTAAAAATTTAACTTATGAAGATAAAGTTTTAAGTATGAATCCCGAAACAAATATATCCCATTATTATCCTATTAAAAATATAATTAAAGAAGATTACGAAGGAAAAATGTTTACTTATTCTGACCAATCTATAGATTTCTGTGTAACTCCGAATCATAAATTTTTACAAAGAACTTATCAGTCTCCACATACAGATAGAAATAAATTTAAAACGATAACTGAAATTAAAAATTCTAATACTAATTTTACTTCTCAAAAATATTATGAATGGAATGGACAACATTTAGGAAATTATTTTATTTTGTCTGGAATAGTAAATAGACAATATAAAGAAATACAATTTCCTATAGATGCTTGGTTTCAATTTATGGGCTGGTATTTAAGCGAAGGATGTGTTTATATTAATGAAAAGAAAAAAATATATGAAATTTTTATTGGTCAGTCTAATAAAAATAGCCAAAAAAAGAAACTAATAAAAGAACTTTTAAAAGACTTATCTGTTTATTTTTATGAAAACGAAAGAGGATTTCAAATAAAAAATAAATTAATTGCTTATGAATTAAAAAAATATGGAAATAATGCTAAAAATAAAATTATACCTAATTATATTAAAAAAGCATTTCCTCATACTATTGAACATTTTCTTTATACTTATTGTTTAGGAGATGGATGGTATAAAGGTAAAACTAAACAACGAATTTTTTCTACTTCAAGTAAACAAATGGCATTAGATTTGCAAGAATTGATAACCAAAATAGGCAAATCGGCTACAATATTAGAAAGAAAAATAGAATTTAAGAAAAAATGGATTGTAAATCATTGGGCAAATATAGGAGGAATTCATTATCAAATTTCAGAAAGTTCCAATAAATATTTCAAAATAAATCCAAAAAAAATAAAAACTAAAAAATATAAAGGAAAAATTTATTGTGTAGATATTGAACCTTATCATACTATTTTTGTTATGAGAAACGGAAAAGCTTATTGGTCTGGAAATAGCACTAAATTTATGGTTAAATTTCAAGAAGAATTATTTAATAAAATACATAATGATACTCCTAAAGAAGAGATTTTCAAATGGATTAAACTACAGCAAAAAGATATAAAAAATGCTCCTTTACAGGATATTGCCTTTCCTTGTCGTTTAGCTAAAGACCCTGTAAACTATAAAAATAAACCTATTTTTGTTAGAGCTTTGGAGAATACTCCAGAATTTTCGGTTAAAATTGGAGAGAGTTTTTATTATATTTATGTTAAACCTCAAGAAGAGAGCGATACAAAAACCATTATTAAGATTAAAAATGATTTCGAAAAAGATGGAATTAGTTATCAAGATATAGTTTTAGATAAAAATTTAACTAGAAAAGAAGGATTAGAATACGCTAAAAAACAATACAATAAAGAATTCGATAGTAAAGAAGTAAGTGTATTACATAGAAAAGATAAACCTAAAGATGTTATAGCGTTTAGTGATGAAGTATTTGACCATGTTCACAGAGGGCTGGTCGATTGGTCATTGATTATTCAACGAAACATCTTGATGAAGCTAGATACAATTTTCGAAAGTTTAAATTGGGATGTTAAGGAGGTTTTATAATGTCTAAATGGTTAAAATATTTTGAAGTTGAAAAGAAAAGTAAAACACAAGTATATAATGTAAGTAATAAAGAAACTAATGTTTACTTAGGAGAAATTAAATGGTATTCTCAATGGAGACAATATTGTTTTTTCCCTGAAACTAATACTCTATTTTCCCTTTCTTGTATAAAAGATATTGAAGAATTTCTTGATGAATTAAATACTGAACATAAAAGAAAATTAATTGAAGAAAAAGCCTTTCCAAAAAAAGAGGGTAATTAAAAAATGTCTAAATATTGTAATTGTAAAAATCCAGCAATAACTTATGATTTATGTGGTTTTATTTGTAATAGATGTCATAAACCTATTAAAATTGCTGTGCGAAGAACTTGGACAATAAATCCAAAAACTAAAATAAAAAAATCGGATAAACACTATAAAAGAAATAGAGACAAGAAAATTAAGGAGGAAGATTTATGATATTATTTTTATTAGGTTTGATTTTAGGTTATGCTATAGGATATAGAGTCAAATCTTATTATTGTAAAAAAATAAAATTCCGTAAGCCAGAGGGTATGGAATACGGAACAAAATAAAAAGGAAGGAGGTAAAGATTATGCTCAGATACAAAGATTTCGAATTGGAAGTCAATAAACTCAAAGCAAAAGCTGAAGCTGGCACTGTATCAGTTGGCGATATAGTTAAAGGTGTTGAGCTTTTAGGCAAGATGATAAGAGATGTAAGAGGAAATCAGATAGTGATAATGAAGAAGCTAGGAGTTGAATTGCGAGTTGGTAAAACTTCCGAGACACCAAAGAGAGAAAAGAACGAAGAATAAGCCAAATACAAGATATGGGGGAGAGAGTAATTCTCTCTCCCTACATCTTGTTGTTAGGGATAAAAAAGTTAGCACTGTAGGCTTGACAGCAGAGGTATAAATGTGATATACTATAAGTGTAAGAGGGGAAAATGAACAAAAGAAAAAAAGGCGATAAAGGCGAAGAATTATTTATAAAGACAATTAATAGCGGAGCTTTTTATCAGAAAGGCGATGGGATTTCTGAAGAGCATTGTGTAGAAATAAAAACAACAGAAAAAAAGAGTTTTTCAATTAATACGAAATTATTAAATAAAATTTGGGAACAGGCTTTTTCGCAAAATAAATTTCCTTTATTTGGAATAGTTTTAACAAGTAAAGATGAAGATTGGATTTTAAAAGTCGATATAGTAAGAAGGAGAAGATAAAATGAAAAAATATACAGAAGAAAAATTAGAGGTTATTAAAGCTTATTTAGAAGCAGGGTTGAGCTATAGAGAAATTGCTAAAAAACTTAAAGTTACTCCTGATTCTTTAGAACATGCTGTAAGGAGATATAGTTTAAAAGAAACTATAGACCCTGAGTTGGTATTTCCAAAAAATAAGAATAAACTTCGAAAAGACGATATTACTCAACTTGCTAGATTAATAGGTCAAAATATCTATGACAATTATAAGACAGTAAATCTTCGTGAACCAAGAGCTTTAAAAAGTAAAGCAAAAAGAGAAGAAGTTTCTATTCTTGATATTTCCGATGTCCATATAGGGTCAATTAATGAAGTTTTTGATAGTGATAGCGGAAAGAAAATAATAACCTATAATATGAATATTTTCAAGAAGGAATTAGAAACTCTTCAAGAATCTATATTTCAAATTCATGAAATATTGCGAAATTCTTATAAATTAAAAGAATTAGTAATATTCATGCTTGGAGATATAGTAACAAATGATAGAATATTTGAAGAACAAGTTTTCGAAATAGAAAAAGTAGTAGGGCTTCAGATTTGGGATGCTGTAAACTATTTTACAGTATTTTTTAATAATTTATTAAAAATCTACGAAAAAATTACTGTAGTAGGAGTTGTAGGTAATCATGGTAGAAGTTTGCCAAATTCTTATTCAGAACCTGTGCAGAACAATTATGAATATTTTCTTTATAAGACTCTTGAAAAACAATTTGGAAAGAGTAATAGAATAAATATAATTGTTCCAGAAACCAGAAGATATATTCACAAAATCTATGGATGGAGACATATGATAGAACATGGAGATAATATCAGAGGATTTAGTGATACCTCTATTGAAAAACAAATAAAAGAACTTGCTATAAATGTTGCTGGTTTTGATGTTTTTCATATGGGTCATGTGCATAAATTAAAAGAACGAGAAATTTCTGACAAAATTATAGTTAAACAGAACGGATGCTGGATTTCCAAAGATAATTACGGATTTTCCAAATTCAAAAGTTATTCTGTTCCAAAACAACATTTTTTTGGGTGCAATGCTCATAGACCAGAAACATGGGCATATAAAATTAATTTATTAGGGTAATATGAAAAAACATTATTGTATAGATTGCGGTAAAGAAACTTATCCTTTTAAGAATGTTAAAAGATGTCGTAAATGTGCAGATAAACTACATGGATTAAAATATAAAGGAAAAAATCATCCCAATTGGAAAGGCGGTAAACCAAAATGTGTTGATTGTGGTAAATTACTAAGTGGTTATAGATGTAAAAGATGTAAATCTTGTGCTAGAACAGGGAAATTAAATCCCTGGTTTGGGAAAAAATATCCCAAAAACACTGCTAAAGAAAGGTCTAAAAGACCTGTTCAACATCATATATATAAGCAAGAAAATAGTAAAAAAACTATAGAATTATCCTATTCTAAACATATGAAATTGCACCATACTGCTTATGATTATCTTTATGAAAAATATGGTGAAAAAGGTATTGATGATTATATTAAATGGTTTGATAAAAAATTTGGGTTAAAAGAAATCAAGGAGGAAAATAATGAATAATAAACCAAAAGAAAAGTATAGCAAAACCGAAGATAATAAATTTAAAATTGTTAGAGAAATGGAAACAGTTATAGATGCGGTTCAATTAGTAACTTTAAGAGAACAGCATATTAAAATGATAGAAACAATGAAAGATAATATAGTTAAAAAAGAACAAGAAATAAAAGCCCAAACAGTTAATTTAGAGCATATCAAGGTTCTTATTGAAACTGCTAAAGGGTTAGGTATAGATTTTACAGAAGCAGAAGAGAAATTAAAACAAATTAAAAAAGATTTAGAGAAAAAATAATGATTACCGCTACAATTATAAAAATCCAGAAAAAGCCTTCTCGCTATGGTGATAAATTTTATTTAGTATGCTTCAAAGATTTAGAAGGTAATAGTTACATTAGTTATTTATATCCTAAAATGCGAAATTTCAGCAGATGGAAGAAAGTTTTAAGTGTTGGTTCAGTATTATCTGGACTTCATACTATAAAAGGTAGAAAAAATATTATAGATGCTGATAGCAGGTTTGTGGAGGTTAAACAATGAAAAAGAAATATTATTTAGGTTATTATATTTTATGTTTTCCTTTGTTAATAGGGCTTTATTTGCTTGCAGGAGTTTGTAAGGTTGTAAAATATTTTTATATTTTATTTATGATGAATAACAGAGTTAAGGAGCTATAAATGGAAATTAAAACTTATATTGTAGAAGCTTTAGTTCGAATTATGAATTTTAAAAATCAATTAATAATTAGAATTAAAGGTAGAGTATTAAATTGGTTTCGTTTTAAATTTGAGTTTCTGGATGATAGAGATAATACTATGTCCGAAAATTTAAATATAAGCATTTCTAAAGAAGCTACTAAAGATAATAAAGGAGACTAAAATGAAGAAAATTTATAAAATATTATCTTTATTTTTAGGACTAATTATTGCCATATTAATAATAGGATATACAATTGGTTCTATATTATTTGGTTTATTTCTTACTCCTTTCTTTTTAGTATATTCTTTTCTTAACAAAAGGAGCTAATAATGAGTATGCACCCATCTTTAAAATCAGAAAGATTTAAAAAAATTCGTTCAGTTAATAAAAGACATGAACGCATTGCTAAGTTAATTAGAACTGAAAAATGGATAGAAGGTATGTCTGTTTATGGTTTGCCTAAAGAAAAAATATTAAGAATCAAATTAAAAATTAAAGACGAAAAGAAAAAAGAGGTAAATTTTTTAACTCCTACTGTTCCTCCTACAAATCCTCTTCCTACTAAAAAATAGGAAAGGCAAATAATAATGGAAAAAAATTTAGATTCTATACGATTTGCAGTAGAATTAGAGTGCGAATTTCCAGAAGTTAAAGATAGTTATCAATTAATAGAAAAAAATCGTTTAATTAGAGGTTGGGAAATGGATTTCGACGGTTCTTTAGAAAACGGAGCAGAGTATCGCCCAAAAAATAAAAATCATCTTTATTATAACGAAGATTGTATAGACCAGATTAAGGAGATTATAGGGCTTATTAAAGCTCATCATGGACATATTAGACCTACTTGTGGATGTCATGTGCATATAGATATGAAAAAATTTACAAATCAAGAGATTGTAAACATTGTTAAAGCTTTTTATAAACATCAAGATAAGATTTATAAAGATTTTAAGATAATTAAATCAAGAGAAAATT